CTCAGCGTCTAGCACTAAATCTGCTAGGTCTTGAGCGAGAGTTTTAGACACGTACATCTCACGGTAGACAATTAGTTTTTCATCATTAGGGTCTACAGCAAACCACAACACAGCAGAGAAAACTCTGTCAGCAATGCCTCTGACTGGGTTTGTTTTAGAGTCGGCATAATCAGAATAGTCTTGTGGAGACCAATCTTTAACCTGACGTTCAAATCCAGTTGGTTCATGTCGTGGGCCACGACCAGCCCCCTCTTTTTCTGTCTCAGGAGGAGCATTTTCTTTATCACTCATCCATGTAGGAAGAGTTGTTGGTTGTACAGTCGTTTGAGGAGTTATTGATCCAACTGTAGAAGGGGTGACACTAGACGCGACAGGACCAGAAACTTTATTTCTTAGCGGGGAGACAAAACCTCCTACAGCCATTTGCATAGGAGCCTCTTCCATAGGGGCTTCCTCTGTATCCAACTCTTCTTCATGGGCTTGTAGCTCTTCAGGAGAGAAAGGGAGATCATCATCCCCACTACCACCAATACGTCCACTAGCTTGTAATTCTTCCATACCTGTTTTAGCTTTAGTGATTAATTTTTCAATATAATCTAAACCAAAGTATTTTACCACGTCTGCTGGGAGCATGTATTCTCCCTCTGAAGCTTGGATTGGAATATCGTCCCTAACCTCTTCAGGCAAACCTCCCGGTGGAATCTCATTACCGCTTACTGGGTCAACATTTTCCATTTCATCTCCTACTTATGATCCGAATTTACTTCGTTCCTCAAATTGAGAAGACGACGATAAGTTGTAATTTGTCCTTGCAAACGATAAATGTCTTCAAGCTTAGTCATTTGCTCTAGAGTTTTTTGAAGCTCTTCAATTTTAGATTTGATATACACAAGGAAAGCCTCGTGTATATCAGGGGTGTTTACAAATTGTTTAAGCCCGTTCATTGTCCACCTGAGTTAGCTGAAAATCCAGCGGTGCCCGGTGCTGGCACAGAGCCTGTCCCTACGTTACCGCCTCCTGAACCTGTGGTGTCACTAGCCTGAACTCCTGCTGGTGGTCCCCCGGGGGCCTGTGGGCCTGTGGGAGGTGCCATACCTTTTAGTAGTTCCGCTTGAACAGCCGCGTCGGCAAGAGAGTTTGTAACCTTATCTTCATCAAGATCAAGCGACTTAGCAATTTCTCGAATAACGATATCAAGCTTAGCGAAGGGAGCAAGCATTGGGTTAGAAACGATCCCGAGAAATTGCATCAACCGTTGACTTCTAACTTCATTAGCCATTAGACTTTCTGTGCCACGAGCAGAGACTTCTAGATCACCTTTGATCTCTGGGTCAAAATCAAATTGCATATTAAATGCAAAGAAAGCTTTTCCAAGAGGTGCCAAGAGGTAATCATCAAGGTTCTTTACTACTGTCCGAATAGAGCCGTTAGCTGCGTTCATCAACATAGAGATGCCAGAGGCTGTTCGACCTACACCCTGAATACCTGTCTGTCCATACGAGTAGGAAGGTAGACCAGTACTCTCATCTGCAAGGACACGAGCTTTGTCAAATAGCATAAGATTTTGTTGAGCAACATTAGGAAACTCTGTTCCAAAGAACGCTTGCCCCGGAGCACCAGCTTGACGACGAAACACTTTGCCCGGATAGATTGAAAGGTCTTGTCCGGGGACTAGGTTAGTTTCATCAATCTCAAAAACAAGGTTCCCAGAGAGAGCTGCGTTATCCACTGCCATACGCATAAATCCATTCATCAGGATTTGCGTATCTTCCATATTCTCCGCAACACCTACACCAAAAAAGCTATAAGGGTTCATTTCATAAGGGGCAGCATAGTAGGGGATACGAGCAGGTTGGAAAGGGTTCATTACAAGACGAAGGACTTCGTTGTTACAAATCCAAATATTGGCATTCAACATATCTTCGTCAGCATGTTCTTTAGGAACCTTAACACCCTTCTCACGAAGGAGGCCAGCCTCTAAGTACCCCCAGTATTCTAGCACTTCCCAACGCTCTACGTCTGGGTGTCCAGCGTCATCTTCCATGACACTTTCCCAGTATTCTCGTTCGTAGTTTGCACCACTATCAATAGCACTTTCAATAGCGGAGAGACGGAAGAAGGGACGACGTTTCAAGTCTTTCATATCTCGTCTTGACATCTTGTGCCGCTCAACGATATACTCGGCCTGATCCATATTAGCTGCATCTGGGTCTGGGTAGAAATTCCAGATAGATACATGGGAGAGAGTTGGAACAACTCTATTAATAGGTGTGTAAGTCCCTTCTTCATCCCAGCTAGGGTATTCTTTATCTAGGGCCATTGGGCCTTTAAGGATAGCTGTACCAAACAAAGCACACTCAAAAGCAGAAGAACGAAGATGCTTAGAAGCCCCACTCTCTTCAAGCTGGTCTTGAATTTTCTTTTCCATCTTTTTTGCTGCAATATGAGCCGGATGGAAAGTCACACTAGTAGGAGTTGTACCAACACCAGCAACTAGCTTGTCTGTAATTGGCCCAAGTTTGTCTTTTAGCGGACCAAGATTAAAAGCTGTAGCTCCCGGAGGGAGTGCTGGACCTGTGTTAGTCCCAAAAGGGGAAGACATAGGTGTATTAGAATTTGGTGTAGGAGCAGCTTGTTTCCCACCTTCAGGAATATCAGGGGTAAAACTAACTGAGTCTACAACCCCTTCAGGAAGCTTAGTTTGATCCACAGAGATTGGAAAATCCCCGTTACCAAATAGCACCTCTACAATCTGACCATAAGCTGCAATCACTTTCGTCTTTGTCACTTTAACAAAAACCTTAGACTTCTCACTCTCACTAAATTGTACATCAGGCCCATATAAGCCCCGATAGTTTCGGTAAGCAGTGAGGAATCTGTCTTCATCAGCAAGTTTTTTATCTTTTGCTCGATCAAAACGACCCTTAACAAAAGCTACAGCCTCGTCCATAGGTAAAGAGGAGTCCTCAATAGCATCTACTTCGTCATTCTCATAAAAAAGCTCATCAGCCATTAATTATTCCTTTAGTACCCAAACACAGAATCAACTGGTCGGTAATGTTTAGCTGTATCAGGGTTTACATCCCAAGCTGAAGAGCGAGGGCGAGACATAATGCCATAACGAAGAGCATCATACAAGTGGTCTTCACTTTTAGTGTTAATATCTTCTGGGTTGTTGGTGTCAAGTGGGAGCATTGGTATTTGGGCAATTGTTTGTACACAGTTTGAGAAAAAAACAATTCTAGGCTCTTCTGTATATTCATCTACTTGAAGGCGACGATGCACTTCGTTCTTTCCCGCGATACGAGACCCCTTACTACGGTCAGATGGTCTCCAACGACACCCTCTGTTAATCATAAGCTCCGCAATAGACGGACCTGATTGACCTCGTTGATGCCAACAAGAGCTATCAAGCACCCCGTAACTAATAGGCCCATCGTCTTTCTCAGCGTCTAGCACTAAATCTGCTAGGTCTTGAGCGAGAGTTTTAGACACGTACATCTCACGGTAGACAATTAGTTTTTCATCATTAGGGTCTACAGCAAACCACAACACAGCAGAGAAAGAGCTATAACCAAAGTCGCAAGCTCTGAAACGTCTCCATGTATATGGGATTTCAAAAGGCTCAATAACGTGTATTGCCCTATTCCACTCAGTAAAGGCACTTCCTTCCATAACATCCCAGTCACCATCAAGAAGCCTTTTACGTTCTGCTTCGGGAAGAGACAGAAGGTTGGCTTCGTAGTCTCCACTTTCATAGAGATATGGGTTATCTGAAAGACGAGAAGGGATAAAACGACGTTTAAACAAGGGGCCTGTTTTAGCATGACCTTTAGGCCACTGCAAAACCTCCCCTGTCTCAATATCTGTAGCCCAAAAGGCCTTTCCCCAAACTTCTGGATCAACGAACATCTTCTTAACCCAAGCATGTCCTTGACCACCGGGGTTTGTAGTAGCCCTCATATAAGTCTTTAGGTCAGGTGCTGTAGTACGAAGACGAGAGCGCATATAGTTCCATGCGTATGGGCTAGGCCATTGTGTAAGTTCGTCGAAGGCAATGTAATTAAATGCCTGTCCTTGGTAACGTGTAACGTCTTGGTCTCGTTCTAGGTAGGACATCCAAAGAGAACCACCAGCAGGTGTTCTCCATTCCATCTTACGTTCAGACCACTTAATTCCGGGAATGGCTTTAGGATAGAGTTCTTGGCTTTTCTGTACAAGTTCTCTAAGTTCTTCTGTAGTTCTACGAAGGATCAGACCCCTAAATTGAGGGTGTGGTAAATCCCGTAAAGCGTCCGCTAGAATTGCATAGCTCTTTCCACCACCAGCAGCACCACCAAACAACACTTCTCTTTCATTTGCAGAGAGGAACATTGTCTGAGGACCAGCGTTAGGCTTAAAAATCACTTCTTGTGTTTCGTCAGGCTCATACTGACTAAAATCAATTTCTACAATCTTAGGTGTGTTATCAGGCTTTGGAGCCTGTACCACTTTCGAGCTTCTCAACCTCGGCCCTGATCTTTTCGATCCGCTTGGCCCAGTCTTTAAGAGTTGTAGCTTTTGTTCGTCTAGATTGCTCAATTTCCATCCTCTTCTTCAACCCCATGTGCGAGATTGATCTCCCTGTTACAGTGGAGAGCCAATTAGCCACTTCTCTGTAAGAGAAATTCTTGAGATGTTTTTTAGCCTCTGCTAGAGCTTTTAATTCAAACTCTACAGGAAGCAACATGTTAGGGTTTTCAGGGTCTACAATATATCCATATGGGATAACACGAGACACACGAGGGATGGGCTTCCATTCACCATCTGAAATAGCAAGCTCATCCGCTACGTTTGTCATTTATTTTTACCCCCACGAGAAGGTTGTTTGCTACGATTTACTTTTTTACTTACAACCCGTAGGTTAGAAGCACTGTTGTCACGGGGGTTAAAGTTTTTATGGTCAATCTCTTTGCCATCCCCCTTACTCACTTTACCAGCTTTCATAGCTACAGCACGAGCTTTGTTACGAGAGGCTCTGTCTGCTTTACCTTTAGTTGTTCCGTGTGTGGCGGCGTATTCACGTTTATAGTCTCTTGCTTTGGCCATTACATACCCGTCTGTCTTGCAAGAGATACCGTGCCCTCTTTAAGGGCTTTTCTCTGCTTAGGGGTCATTTTTTCCAACTCTTTTTTAGAGGGTTGTACAATCCCTTTTGTAGTCTTAATACTTTTCATCCAAGCTGTTTCAGGGAGAATTTTACCCCCCACTTTTACCATACCTTTGGAGCCAGCTTTAAATTGACTGTTTGCTGCATCCCCTAAGTTTTTTGCCAAACTCTTTTTAGGGGTTTTTACAACTTTCTTGTTCGTACCAGCTTTTACAGGCTTCCCGATAACATCTTTAATAGCCATTAGTCATCTTCCTCTGTGTTTTTAGATGGCAGAATGAAGATGCCATTACTTGTGATATCAATCTTCTCTGTCTTACTAACACCAATACGATCAAGGATGTCTTTAGCAGCAGCAAGCTTATCTTTGTTACCAAGGTTGGTTGGGTTGTCTAGGACACTCACAACACCAATAGCAGCTTTAGGACCAGAACGAGAAAGAAAAGACTTAGTAGCCTCTACAATTTCATTCTCAAGAGTTTTAATAATAGCAGAGGTCGGGTAGGTTGGGGAGTAATTAGCCAATTTCTTAGCTTGCACCACATCACCGTTAGCTTCCTCGAAAAGAACCTCTAGGAATAGTCGTTGTTGGTCAGTGAGTGGTCTTGCCATATCTACTTCTTCTCTCTACGTTTTCTCATCTCTTCTAGTCGTTTAGCAGACACAGCAGCCGTTCGATCACGGTCAGCAGTGGTTAGTGGGCGAAGTTTAGGGGGAGTGGGCTTAGAAAAAGCTGTAGAAAGCTTAGCTGCCATAGAACCAAGGGCACCCCCAACAGAACTAGAAGCTTTACTAACTGGGTTGGTTGTACCTTTGGATACAGGGGTGTCTACAGGCTTACGCTGTCGTCCTTCCCAACCTCCAATTGCGGAGCCAATAGCCCCAGCAACAGATTTTGGTTTAGCTGCGGTCTTTGGAGTAGGGGTGATTGGACGAGCAGGCTGTTTCCTCTTAGGGGCAGCTCTATCAATAGCAGCACTAGCTCGTTTAGTTATATCTGCTGTGCTCATTCCCTTAGCTACAGGGGCTTCTCGTTTAGCGGAAGGCTTTACTGTAGGTGTAGATGTCTTAGAGGCGGGAGTAGGCTTGCTTTTAAGAATGGCTGTAACCTTAGACGAGCCGCTAGAGACTTGACCATTCTCGTTAAAGCCGCCTACAGTACCTCCATCTTTATTCTGAACAGATGTACCTGACTTATTAACTTTATACCCAGCAGCCTCTAAAGCTGATTTCTGTTCTGCTGAGATACGCTTAATTGTATTTTTCTTATTGTCAGGTTTCTCACCCATAACAAAAATCCTTTTATAGTGATTACCCAATACGCCAGTTTGTTCCATCACTGACTACAGGAACGATGTTAGCTCCCCCTGCTGCGACAATGCTATAGAACGTGGTAGCATTAGCATCGGATACCATTGCTCTTGCTCCTGATCCGATCCCAGAGGCAGATGGCAGGGTTGCCACAGTGTAAGAGGCAGTTTTAACTGTCGCCGCAAATTTTGCATGTAGGTTGTAGGCAAACTCTACAGCTTCAACTAATACATCACTTGTCCCAGATGCCTGATGGACTAGGATGGCTGCTCCAACTTGGTCAGTGTCTGCTGTACCTTGTTTTCCTACAAGTGCCCAACCCGGACGGCCTGAGTTAATCTGGGAGCCACCATACCCACCAATATACGCACCAGCACCTGCGGTGCCTGTCGAGCGTGTGTAGAAGGCAGTCATATCTCCGTCAGTCAAATCAAACTGGCCAGAGTACATTGTAAACCTACCGTCGATATAACTACGTACTAGTGTTCCACCAGCATAGCGATCCCAAAAGGCCTCAATGATAACAAAAGTTCCACCGAGAGTGTTGGTCAACATCGCACCAGAGGTGCTAATATTCCCCTTCACAAATACATCTGTAGCCGCCCCGCCAATATTAGTGACAACTACAGAGCCTGTCGCGTTACGATAATCCACCCCATCCACACGGATTGGGCCAACAGCGCCAGTTGTCTGGATGTTTAGTAGGGGGACAGCTCCGGGAGCAAAGCACCGCACACCCCAAAATCGTAGGTTGCCCAGTGTTGGAGGGGACGCATCACCCGGTCCATTTACGTCTGTAATATAAATAAACTCAGAAGAAGTCCCTTGTAAGAGGACATCAAAGAAGTCAACATCAGAGCAGAGATCAAGATAAATACCTCGATAACCTCCATTATGTATAATCTCCCCACCAGACACACCAAAGACTTTACCATTACGGCAAAGCTCAAAATGTAGAATATCTTCATTTGTACCGGGAGCATTTCCTTGAGAGGTGTCCCAACAATGAATATCTGCTAGGACAAAATCTATTTGCCTACGAAGTTTAATACTACATTGGCCAGAACCAAAGACTTGCACATCTGTAAGAACCAAACCAGAATTGTATCCTTCGTTTGCAAAATACAAACCATGCTCTCCTGTACCCTCTACTCGGATATTACGAACAGTGAGGTTTTCACTACCCTCTGTAATGGCATTTACACCGGGGTCGGTTAAGGCTGTCGTGGAAGCGTCACCAAAGATCAAGTTTTCAATAACACCAAGTGCCATTGTACTTCCTGTATCAATACCTTTGCCGTAGTCTGTGAAAGTACAATTAGAAATCCTTGTTCTAGCTGTACTTGCATCTGGTGTGGCTTGGATACAACGATAAACACCAGAAAATAGACACTGATCAACAACTACATCTTCACCAAGGATACGTACACAGCCATCCCTAATATCGTCCGCAGATACAGGTTGCGTAACAATCGCTATAAACTTACAGTTGATAAGAGACGACATAGTGTTTAGGCCCAGCATTCTCCCTTGGTAGTGAGCAAAACCGGGGGTGGAGGGGTTCTCTGGAAATTGGAAGATGATATTTCTTAGTGTAACTTTAGAGTTTGCTACAATAGACTGCGAATTAGATGTGTCGGTGTAGTCTAGTATAATTGTGGCCCCATTCCCCTCAACCGTAGTGCCCGTAGGGAAGGTCATAGCAAGTTTAGCTGCGAACCTGTAAGAGGCTCCGGGAGTGAGTTCTAGAGTGCCTCCTGTAGCAGCCCATGCTGCCATGGCGGTCTTGTCGTCTGTAACACCATCTCCTACAGCACCAAGGTCTTCAGGACGAAAGTTACGAAGATTGGTCGCATCAATTCTTGTGATGGCATCAGCAGCAATCGCGGCTGCTGTTTCTGAGGTGCTAATGGCGATAGCTACACTAGACTCAAGAGACACTATATCAATAACGTTTTGCTCTGTCGCGATGATGGCGTCATTAATTTTGGTTCTAACGGAGGTTAAACCTTCAAAATTATCAAATGTTGGCATTACCCATCCCATATTTGTTGATCATCCCAGACGTGGGAGTCGTACCAGTTTCTATAAAGTTGTTTTAAAAGATTAGTTGTAGGCAGGCCAGTTTTTCTGTATTGATCAAACTGCCTTAGTTCTTCACGAGTGGGAGGGGGCCTTACACTAACAGGAGTGATTGGCAGAAAAGGGTCTGGTGCGAAAGCATCTGCCATGTTACATCCTTTTTATTTATGGTGCCCTTACTCGGAGTTGAACTGAGTTAGACGGATTACTAATATGAGAGGCCTTGTTGATAACGTTTTCTGCGAGTGTGTCTACCTTGTCCTATGTTTCGTCCCTTATAGGTTGTTGTCTGGGAGTGACAATTCGGGCAAATTAAACAAAGATTTTCACAAGAGTTGTTTTCACTATTTCCGTCGATATGTTCTAGTTCTAAGACGATCTGTTTACCATTCCAATCTGAGATACCACAGACGCTACAGGCATAACCAAAATCCCTCTCTAGAAAATCTTTTAAGACTTTACTTCCAAAAGAGTTGTCTCCTGATTTCCAAGCTTGGTAAGACTTGTCTTGACGAAACTTATGAAAGCATCTCCCAGAACAAAATCTACTACTACCTTATCTACGGTATCATTCACATAATTGTATATATAAATGTTTTCTTGATCCGAAAAAGCTATTTGGTTGGCATCATTTTCTGCTATAGAGACATCGGTTGTAAAGGTGTCCATAGTTCCAACAATAGTAAATAACTCGTTTTCATCCATTGTGTAAATCTGATTATCAACGACAAAAATAAGTTTATTAAGTTTTGCACTATGATATATGCCCCTACCAACACCTAGACTTGCGTTTCTTTTGGCCAAGCGATATCCGGCAAATGGAACTAACCAGTTGTCTGATATCATCATGTTGTATGTTTGGGCACAAGATATCTTTGGATATCTTCCAAAAACTGTCGACCCTACAACATCTATTGGCATTTGTTTTGTTGCCATTTTATGCTCTTGTCCAACCTCTGCCTAAATTAATATCGGCATATCTTGAATATATCTAATAGGGATAATTGCGAGTATCAGGTTTATACTGATCTCTTAGCTGGTGGCTTTAGTGTAATGAAAGTAATGACTGATTATGCTAATTCAATGAGCATGAAGCAAGTAATTAAGTTTGGTCGCGCTTACGACCCCACTCTCTGTGGATTTGACCCAATGGCTAGGCTATCTCACAAAGGTGATGGTAGGTTTGCTTTTGAGATATTCCCAAAGACTGAAGATGAATTTAAAGAAGAAAATCCTGGAATTGATATTTCTCAGCTTAGATATGAAAAAAATATTAAGGGGTTTAATTGGACTTACAATAACAATAAGGAAAACATTCTCTTAGTTGTTGATTACTATGAGAAGAAGCACAAGTACTTTAAAATCGTAGAACTTTCTAATGGCAAAGTAATGCGCGAAGATGAGTATAAGGATATGCTAGAAACATGGCAGGATATTACTCAGCCTCCAGTAGTTAAAAATGGTGGCTCACGTCGGACT